CCTAAGTCTATTTCAACATCTGTTCTTGTTTTTTTATCATCTGGGCAGATAACACTAACTTTTACTTTTTCACCTACTGACTTACTTCTAAGTTTTAGAAATATATATTCAGCATCAAATAAAGGACAAGTTTTTGAATCTACTTTTTCAAAAGTACAATCATTAATTAATTGTGACATAGCATCAACTACCTCATTATCATCTTTTGATTCTTGTGCCATCAATAATGTTTTTTGTTCTTTCATTAAGAAAGGTCTATACTTAATTTCTTCACCTGTTGATGGTAAGGTTAAAGTGTAAGTTTTTGTTTCAAGTTTTGGTAATGCCATAATTTTTCACCTGTTTGTTAATTGTTAAAATAATTTTCTTAATACTTTTGGTATTTTACTCAAAAGTTTTCTTTCTACTTGATTAGCTAGAACTCCTTGTATTCTGTCTAATGTTGAATTTCCTGTATAACCTGCTTTCATTTTGTTTTCTATGTTTATCCAACTTCGAAAAGAAAAACTTACAGAGATTCTTTGTACACTTGTTGCTTGGTCAGCTGATAATGATTGTGGGGTCATAGTTTTTGGAAAACACTCTTGTAACTCAACACCATATTTTCTATTGTCGTTTTGGTCTAAATTATATATTGTTATATTACTAACATAAGAATCATACCACCCAACAGTCATATGCTTTGGGTCATATGCTAAATTCTGCCATGCCTCAAACATTGTTTTTTCTCTCATGTCACTATGACAATAAAAAACACCAGTAACTTCATTGAAAGTTACATCATTCACAATTTCTCTTGAGGGGCCTTGCATATTGGTATCTGCTGCTGATTGTAAAGTTCTGCCAGGAAATTCAAATGAATTGCATTGCATAGATACATCCTTAGAACCACCTGCTCCCACATTTCCAAATAATATTTGATGAAATATGTTGGAATTATCACCAGTCTTACTTCCTCTATTGCCTGGTGGGAATGAAAATATAACTTCATACCTAGATGGTAAAGCCATCCCATCATCATCTCTCAGTGGTGCTAACAGTTCTGTTAAAACCATAGATGAGGTTGATTCTATAAAACTTCCTATTGCCATTATATCATTCCTCTTGATTTTGCAAATACATGACTGTCAGATTGTTTCTTAAATCTCTGTACAGGTAATAGTGTTGCCACCATAAATTCATCTGCTTCTACTTTTCTAAAATTTGTCTTAACATTACCTGCTAAATATCTTTTTAGACAGGGTTTAATTAAGTCTATTTTTTTTAATCTACTATAATCTACATTTAAATTAGTAGATTTATCAAACTTATCATTATTACTATAATCCACCAGTCTATCCAATAGTCTAATTCGCATTGGCATAGATAAATAGTGTAAATTAATTCCTAAAAACCCATTACTATAATTTTCAATAGGTAATACCAAAGGAAATGTATCATAGTATGGTAATTTATCCTTTAACTTAGGGTCATATACAAACATATTTAGTAGACCAAAGGTAGGCGTTGTTGTTCTTTTACCATCACGAATCAAATTAGCAGATGATGGTGTACCAAATTCCTTGATTTTATCACGAAACCATTGAGTTGATTTGGGTCTGCCTTTTGCAGCTGCTAGGACACTTTCTATATATTTACTTCTTGCCATACAGGTATTTATAAGGATTCTGTGGAATCATATGAAAAAAGTGCCCCTATAGAATAGAGGCACTCGGTAGGTTACTCAGCTAGTTTTTCAAAATATGCTAATGTATCATCTTCCTCGACTACTGGTGTTTCCACTTTAGTAGCTTGTGGTTTTGTATCAACTTTTGGTTTTGCTACAGGAGCATCATCCAAATCATCAGCAACATTACCAACTTTTACAGTGCCAGAAAGGACTGCATCTAGTCTGGTTTTCAACTCATCATAAGATTTAAAGTTTGTTGGTGCAGTAAACTCTGCAAGAGAGTGTTGTGCATTCCAAACTTTATCTGCTTCTGAATCATCTTCAAAAAGTTTTGATGTGTCTTCAAACTCTGATTTATCATAGTTCCAATATCCATCTACCTTTCTGATTTTAAGTTTAAAGTTTGCACCTTCCCAAAAATCAAATGGGTTGATTGCCTTTTCATCTTCAAACTCTGGTGACATAGCAGCAGTTAACTTATCAAAGATTTTTTTCCCATAGCGGAACAAGAACACTTTGCCTTCATTCTCTGGATGTTTTGCATCACTTACTACATAAATGTTTGAGAAGTATTGCAATTTTCTTTTCTGCTTACGAGCAATTTCTTTGTCAGATTCTAAACCTGTATTCCATAATGCTGTATTATGTTCAGACACAGGGTCTTTCTGATTGAGTGTTGTAAGAGAGTTTTCAATGTACCATTGACCTGTTGGGCCTTGAAATGCATGATTCCAAACTTTTGCCCATGGCAAGTCTTCACCTTTTACAGCTGGTAGAAAACGAATGACTGCATATCCATTACCAGATTTATCTAGTTCTGGTTTCCACAACCTTTCATCTACATATGATTTTTTCTCTTGAGGTGCAGTTTCACCTTTAGCTGCATCTAACAACTTATTAAGTGAGCCACTGCTCTTTAGACTATCTAATGACATATATTTTCTCCTTATGTTATTATATTTTATCGTATGTTTATTTGTGTATTTTTCAATACATAACTATTTATAATAGTTATTCTTGTTACTATACTATACTTGACATCTTTTGTCAAGGTCTTCATAGGTAATACTTTGTACATTATTACAAACCAGTGGACTGGCATCTCCCTTTACAACCCAATAGAATTGTGTTTCATTAAATTCTTTAAACACCTGTATTAATTGACTTACCCATTCATCGGTATTAAATCCTTTTGAATCAGATGGTAAATAGTTATCTGTTCCTTTGTAAATATTATTAAGAGGTTCATCATAATCACTTAGGTCAAACCCTAACATGTATACTTCATCAGCACCCTCTTGACATGTTAAATGTAATGCCGTTGCACCTGCACACCAGTTTCTAGGGAATTCTATATTGTTTACTTTATCTTTATCTTCTACCCATGTAATGTAAAGACCTACATTTTTAAAACATTTTCTTTTTACATCTTCTTTATCTAAATGTGGAAATTGAGTAATCATTTGTTGATAATTTTTTTCTGCAGTTTCATATTCTTTTCCTTGAACTACACAATTTTTTCTATCATACCAACCATAACCACCACCATCATTTCTTTTTGGTGTTTCAAATATATTTAATGGTGAAAACCCCTCTTTTATAAACTCTGGGTCAAAACCCTCTAGTATTGCCCAATCTGCAAAATGACATTTGTTTTTAATTGGATAACCAGACTTGTATATCTCTTGTTGTATCTCATAATCAATGGCAACTAAATTATCAACTTTACAATCTCTGTAAATTGCATTACAACCCCATGTTGTAAAACCCTCATACTTTTTAGTTATATCCCAAACTTGTCTAGATTCACCATTTCCATAAACTAATGCTTTCATAATAAAGCCTCCAAACGATATTCATAAATTCTTAACATCCAATCTGTATAAAAATGATAGTGTATAATACCAATAAGTAGTATTAATGAACCTACTATATTAACAACTATCAATGACCAGTCTTTCCATATCCAGCCTACTATTAACCAACCTGTAATACCTGTAAATTGAAAGTACATATTATATGGATACATGTTCATGGCTGTCGTTGCAGCTCCTATAATCAAGACTATACTTGAAAACCATTTTATATACCAATCTAATTTATCTGGTCTATTCAATTCCTATCAACTCCCTTATTATAAATTTAAATTTTGTTTTATCAAAACTTAAAAACTTTTTATAATCTTTTATGAGTTTAAAAACATCGTGCCATACATAGTCATCTTTTAATTGTACATTCCATGTTTTACTATAAACTAAAATAGAATCTAGTATAACCATAGTTTCTAATGATACTCTTTTGCCTAAATATTCTTTTAATAATTTAGGATGTTTGTTTTTAGATACTTCTACTAAACCTCTTTCTAATATGGGTTCAATCTCTGATTTAAATATGTAACTTAGACTTTGCATTCTTCTTTGCCATTGTATATAATTATCTTCATCAAATTTACCTACCCAACCTTTTGGATGCACTAAGAAATTAGCCAGTAAATAGTCTTGTATATCTTGTTTACTTTTATATTTTTTAGTTAATTTAACAAAAAAAATTCTATCATTCCTTTTATAGAATGAATCTCTTGATACTTTAGATTTACCATTGTATTTTACAAAGTCATAATCACTTTTATCAAAATGTGCCTTCATGGCACAGTACATCAAGTATGCATCTATTGGTTGCATCACATAGGTAGTTTTGCTACTTTGGGTAAGTAATTCAATTCCCTAGCATTTGCCTCTATTTTTTCTTTTAAACTTTTTGTTAATAATTTTGCAACTGATACAGGTTCGACACCTATCTTTTCACAATAGATAGATATTGCATCAAGATGTGTACATCTTTTATCAAATGCAATTTTTTCTATCTCCAAAGAAAATGTTTTTGGGGTGTGTACTGTGTTTTTATCTTCTGCCACTAAACACAACCTGTTGGTTTAGGTAATCCACCATATTTTGCAATCTTTTTCATTGGGCCTGATTCAAAGACTTCATACAATTTACTTGCCTTTCTGTCCATACCAAATTCTTTTGCAAAGATTCTAACTGCTGGTACAGTACCAGTTTCGTTAAACATTTCTCTTGCTTTGTTTATGTAGGTTTTGATTTCTTCGGTAACAACAAAATTATCTTCTTCTGCCATTTGTTGCATGACTTCCTCTGACCAATCACTTGTATTGATGAGAAACCCATCACCATCTCTATTTAATTCCATAATATACTCCAATTATTTAAATCTATTATACTAGGTATAACATTGTTTGTCAAGTATTATCTACATGTATTGCATCATCATCACTAAGAGAAAGAGAATTAATAGGAC